AGGACCAGTCATACCTTGAGGACCAGTCATACCTTTAGGACCTTCAGGACCAGTTGCACCTGTTACACCTTTACTACCGGTTGCACCTTGAGCACCTGTTACACCTTTACTACCAGTTGCACCTTGACTACCGGTTGCACCTGTTACACCTTTACTACCAGTTACACCTTGAGCACCTGTTGCACCAGTTACACCTTTACTACCGGTTGCACCTTGACTACCGGTTGCACCTTGACTACCGGTTGCACCGGTTAAACCTGTCATACCTTTACTACCAGTTGAACCTTGAGCACCAGTTACACCTTTAGGACCTTGAGGACCAGTTGAACCTTGACTACCGGTTGCACCGGTTAAGCCTGTTACACCTTGAGCACCTGTTACACCTTGAGCACCTGTCATACCTTTACTACCAGTTGAACCTTGACTACCGGTTGCACCGGTTAAACCTGTCATACCTTTACTACCAGTTGCACCTTGAGCACCAGTCATACCTTGAAGACCAGTTGCACCTTGACTACCGGTTGCACCGGTTAAGCCTGTTGCACCAGTTACACCTTTACTACCGGTTGCACCTTGACTACCGGTTGCACCTTGAGCACCTGTCATACCTTTACTACCAGTTGCACCTTTACTACCAGTTGCACCTGTCATACCTTTAGGACCTTGAGCACCTTGAGGACCAGTTGCACCTTTACTACCGGTTGCACCGGTTAAACCTGTCATACCTTTAGGACCTTGAGCACCAGTTACACCTTTAGGACCTTGAGCACCAGTTACACCTTTAGGACCTTGAGCACCTGTTGCACCAGTTACACCTTTACTGCCGGTTGCGCCGGTTACACCTGGAGGTCCTTCTGGACCCTGAGGACCGGTTGCACCTGTTGGACCAAATACATCGATTGGTACCCACATACAATTATTTTTATCCCAATAATAAAATTTATTATCATAACGAATTGTTTTTCCAATCATTTATAGTATATTAATATATTAATATATTAATATATTATTTATAAAATATCAATTTTATAAATAGATTACTAAAATTTAAGGTATTTCTAAGATTTAATGTATTTTGATGAATTATTATATACACCTAACTTAATTTTTGTTTTAGATACCATTGCTGCTTCATGATCATATATTTCGCGACTTTCTAAATCTACTGCTACTTTCTTCCTTATTTTGGGGATCTTCATTATCGGATTGCGCTTCAATTTATCACTAACTTTATATAATTTTTTACCTTCTATAAAATAAACAATCCCATCTATATCTATTGCACCATGTCTTAATTTTTGTTCCACTTTTCGCATTTCAGATTCCGTTCCTCTTCCTAAATCTTTACCTATTCTTGGAACATATGATATACCATCTACACTCTCACCAAAACTCATACAACTTATATTGCCCTCATTATCTATTGCATTCAATACACAATCTACAGCACCACCTTTCATTGCATTTATCATCTCATCCGTAATTTTTTCCTTCCTCTTTGCTATTTCCAATATAATTTGATCAGCGGATAAGCGTTCTTTTGGTTTCAAATCCTTCTGATCCTCTGGTCTTATCAATGACATATATCTATAGATTGATACATCTCTCTCGTTTGGTGGTAATTCAATATGAGAATTTCTTCTTACTGCTCTACCTATTACCTGTTTAATACGAACATTATTCCAATATGGTTCCATAATGTGTACTTGGCGAATATTTTTCAAATCTAAACCTTCAGCACCTGCTGATGTCGCTAAAATTATTTTAATATCACGTCCATATTTATTTTCCGGTGATGAAAAGATTTTCTTAATCTTATTACGCTCCTCTAAATCCTCACTTCCTGTATACATAGCATACTTTGGTAATTTATTATCTTCACCATATTTAGCATATCCATTTGCATTTAATACTCGTGAAAATATTTCTACACCCTCTAATGATCTGAAATCTGAATAAACAAATATTAAACCATTAGTTTTCTCTATATTCTCTAACATTGCCTTCATCTTATTGGAATACATTCCCAATTTATCTTTCACTAAATATTTATCCGCATTTGCACTCAATTCATTTAATGCCATGTCAACTGCTTTCTGATATCGCTTCAATTCTTCTCGCTTCACTTCACTTGCATCTTCATCATTTTCACCAGCTTTCATCACTTTCGCAATAGATTCATTCTGCATATTGGCGCTATTACCCTTTTTACTAACTCTTTCTCCTATTCCTGGTCTTGGAATATCTCCTGGGAAAACGAAATTGCTATACTGTCTTGTAAAAACACGTATCTCCGATAATTTACGAGATGTTTTTTCCTCCCCTCTAACTTTCTCATATTCCGAAAACTGATATGGACTCATATTCACCTCCACATACTCATCAGTCTTAATAGCAGGCAAATTTCCCTTTTTACCTTTATAATATGATACCAATCCCATAATTCTACGTTTAAATAGTTCCACATTTTTCATACTTGAACCATCTTGATCTATGAAATATTTATTAAACTCTTCCACTCCCTTTTCAGGCTCATCCGGAAATAATGTAAATTGTATATAGGTATTGTACTGAATATTAATCTCCATACCTTTAGCTATATCAGTTATCTCCGTCAATTTCTCACGATATGATTGATGCCATGGCTTAATATTTAAATGAAACTCTATCGTCTTATTTGCCTTATTAATCTGCACATAATCAATATATTCTTTCTTCTCCAATTCCTCCTCTAATTGACGCAAATTCCAATTAGCCCCATACTTCGGAGAAACATAAACAATGTCAAAAACTGTTAAATACATATATCCATGCAAAATATTCATCAATATTCCCGCTTCATAAATATCATTCACAACTGGTGTACCCGTCAATGCAACTATCTTGCAATCTTTCGCATCCATCAACTTATTATAGATTGCACGACCCTGCTTATTATCTCCAGCTAAACCACCAAACATTCTTGATACCAAATTGTGAGCCTCATCTATAATTATCAAATGATTGTCTAATTCCACACTATTCAATTGTTGTATTGTATTGGATGCATTTGATGAAATAAAAGTGTAATGTTCATCAATTAATTTAGGATTAGACTTATATTTAGGATCGCCGCAAAATAACAACCCCTCCTTCTCAGTTCCAATGAAATTACCTTTCAAGGATGCTGGCATAATCGCAACAATGTTCTTATCTGTTTTCAAATTTTCGGCGATCGTGACTGCACTGCACGTCTTTCCACTGCCCAAAAAATGCATCAGTAAAATTCCTCGATAAGGGGAAGCATTTTGCATATAATCTCTCAAAAAAAGTTGATAAGGGAAGGGTTTAAATTTACCATCTATTGATTTAATTTTTGTCTTATCTGTCAACTTATATTTGATAAATGTTTTATTGATCCATGCAGGAAATCGTTTATTATTCTGTAATACCCAAAATGCAGGCTCTATCAAAGGGAATTCCTCTTTAATTGACTTATATGGTACCAACTTTTCTTTAAGAACTTTTGGTTTATTATTTTTAAGCACAGATTTCTTTTTAATTGTAATTTTTTTTGGTGTATTTTCTTGTACTGATTTCTTTTTAATTGTAATTTTTTTTGGTGTATTTTTTTGTACTGATTTCTTTGCTGTAGTTTTAGTTATTGCTCTCTTCTTAATCGTAATTTTTTTAGGCACGGATTTATTTTTTTGTTCTTTTTTATATTTAGGAGCCATATTTATATATTATTATAATATAATAAAATTTTATCACATTATATTATAATGGATTGTGAATATATAAGATATTATAAAGAACCTAATGAAAAATATGTGTGTATGTCATTGTCGTTATTTATACTTGATAAATATATTAAAAGAACAAAAAATAATAAACCAATTGATGTACTATCACAAAAAATAGATTTATTTTTTAAAAATATGGTTATAAAATTGAAACATTTATTAAATAATGTTTATCCAAATAATTATTATATGAGAATTTATTATGATGATTCTGTATATACAAATGATAAAATTAAAAAATTATTTGATGTTATCAAAGATTATAAAAAAATTCAATTAATAAAATTTAATTGTCCAAAATATAAAAAAAATAACATTAATCATATTGGATTATTTGGAACTGTTATGCGATTTCACGCACTATTTGATAATGATTCACCAAATATGGAAATGTGCGTTTTTATTGATGCTGATACTATATATACAAAAAAATATATTGAAGAAGTTGAACATTTTAGAAAATCAAACAATCTTGTATTAACTTTTGGTAATATTTATCAAATGCCAATATATTTTATGGATGAAAAGATTAATATTATGGATTATAACTTATTAGATAAAACACATTTTCCTGCTGGTCTTGTTGCAATTAAAAGAAATTCAATATTTAATTTTTCTTATTGGAATAAATATGTTGATAATATGTTTAACCAATATGATCTATTATTACAATATAATTATTTAGATTTTAAAAGATTTGGTATGAAAAATGAAACAGATTATGATAAACAGTCATATTATTCGTTTAGTTATGGATTTGATGAATGTTGGTTAAATTTTATTATTAAAAATATACTTAAAAAAACTAATAATGAAAATAAACTTAAAGTTATATTATTTAAAAGCACTAATATAAAATTTATTAGAAATAGATTATTTATGTTTATGGAATACAATAACAATAGAAATAAAACACAATTTAATCTATTTTTGAAAAATTGTGATTTTCTCAAGGAAAAAAATATACACTCATTAAAAAAATATATGAACTCTATACACGATCAACACCATCTTAATTTATTTTTTAATAAAATTAAAAATAATCAATATTTTAATAATATATATATACAAAATATTATCAAATATATTATACTTGAATATAACAAATTGATTAATTTAGATATGAAATATAAACAAAATGATTTATTTATAGAATAATAATATCAACAATTGAAGCAATATTCTTTACTTTATCTATTTCTAATACCCATATTTTATCTATATTTATTTTTATAGGTAATTTATTATTCATTTTTTTTTTCAATAATATCTTTATTTTTCCATCCAATATTATCATTACCAGTAAATATAGTTATATGTGGTTTAAAATTATTATTGTAATATCTTTTATTTTGAATATCTAAAAAATTTATTAAATTGTGTTGTAATTTATTTAATAACAATTCATCATCATTTTTTAAACCTAATCCAAATAAATTTTTTTTAACTATTATCTTATTTATTATTAATTCTTTTTTATTAAGTATTTGTAAAATTTTTTCAAAAATATTTATCAACATTTTTCTTTTATTATAATATTTATTTGGCGATATTTCATATAATAATGTTATATGAACTGGAATACCTTTTTTAGCAAAAAAATCATATTTAAATCTATAATCTTGTATATAATATTCCATTTCTGGTAATGGAATTATTACCGAAATAAATTTACTCATTATATTTTATACTTATATAAAATATTGAAATAATTATATAACTTAACTACATTAAATAATATAAGTATTTATAAAATATATTGATATTTTTACTAAATTTTTAATAAAGTAGATTTGAATACTTAAAATGTTCAACACTGTAAATTTTACATTACTTTTACTTTCTTATATGATTTTTTATCGGGAATTAATTTTTTTATTATAATTTTCTTCATATGTATTTCTAATCAAGTTTTTATTATTAAAAAATAATAATTCTGTATTGGTTTTTATTTTTGCTATCTCTTCTTCATCATGTTTACATAATTCAATTATACTTTTAGATCTTTTAGGATTAATGATTTTAAATTCTTTGTTATATTTATCCCATAATTGTTCTAACATAACACTCTGTTTTATAACAAGATCTGTTATAAAATTCTTTTTTTCAATAAATGTCCACTCTTGATTTTTCATTATCATTGAATATTTTTCTTTAAGACTTGGAATAAAAGCATTCCTATTCTCTGGAGGAATTATATAGATATATTCAATCAATTTTGTAATCATATTGAATTCATGAGACATAATCATCTCACACTCTTTTGCCGTTATTTCTTTTATTTTTTCTTCACCATAATTATTAATAATAAAAATTTGATCACCTATATGCCCATTGTTAATATTTCCATTATTGATATGTTGTTCATTATTAATTTGATTTGGTGTATTAGATTCTAATTTATTTTTTATAGTTTTTTCCATTTTTTTCTCCAATTTTGATTTTAATGAATTATATTTTTCATTCAAAAGTTTATCTATCAATTCACTTTTCTCCTTTTCATTTTTTTTTATTATAATACATCTATGTTTTTTATGTCTATAATAACTATTTTTATGAGAAAACTTTGATTCACAATATTCACATTTTATTTTTTTTATCATATCATCCCCTTTTTCAACAAATGGATTCCCTATTTTTTGGATTCCGGTTGGTATTCCATTCTCCTGGTTTGTTATCGGTTGGTTTTTGGTTGGTTTTTGGATCGATTGGTTTGTTATCGGTTGGTTTTCGGTTGGTTGGACAGTATATTCATCAATTATCAATGTTTTATTGATATTTTTTTCATAATTATTTTCATCTATCAATAAGTTCTTGATATCAATTTTTGTGGATTTTCCATTCCACTGGTTGGTTCCGGTTGGTTGTTTTTCGTTTAAGACTGATATATACTGTAATAAATAGTCATCATACCTATTTATGATTTCATTCCTTTCAATTTTTAAAAAAAAAGGATGACATTGTTTTTTCTTCCTTAAATGTTTGTTCAAATTACTTTTCGTTGTAAAAGAATTGCCACAACGAAAACAGTATTTCATTATAATATATACACAATATATAATTTTTCTTTAAGTATATTTATCGATCCATGGAACGATTCCATGGAATGTGGATTTTGGATTTTGGAATGTGTAATTAAAAACCGCGCGCGGGGAAAATAATTATAAAAATATTCATAGAATATTTTAAAGTGAAATTTATAAAATCAGGCATAAAAAATCTGAGAAGAATTTTTTTACAAAAAAATTTTTCCCCTCAATTTTATCATTTTTTTAAACATGCGGAATTTTTGAACACAAAAAATAAGAAAAATAAAATGAAATATAACCATTTATCATAAGGTGGAAAATAAAAATGAAATATTGATGTCACTTTCAATCATTAATTTCCTTACTGAGAATAATTTCCCACTGAAACTATCAAAATATATAAAATATTACTATATTTTGATAATAAATAAATAGATTCACAAAAGTGTTGTCACTTTCAGTCATTAATTAAACGACGTATATATGCAAAATTATCTAAATTCAGCAAAACATTATATAGTTTATTTCTTCACATATTTAACTCAATGTTATTTTTTTATTGTAATTTTCTTCATATGTTTTTCTTATCAAATTATTATTATTTAATAAAATTAACATTGTATTTTTTTTGACAGATTCTATTTCATCTTCATCATGTTTACAATGTTTTAATGCAATTTCTGCCCTTCGTTGGTTAAAATTACCTTCTTCTTTATGAATGATACTTTCTAAGAGTATAGTTTTATCCATAATTAATGTGGTAATAAGATCTTTTTTATCAATTAATTTCCAGTTTTCTCCTTGTAAGATTAATGCGAATTTCTCTTTATTATTTGCTAAATATAGATTCCTATTTTCTGGTGTATTAATATGAATTTCTTCAATTAAATTTGGTATCATTTCAAATTCAGTACTGATTATCTTGTCCCACATTTCAGAAGTTATTTTTGAAATATCCTCATTACCATAACTATTAATAGTAATATTATACTGATTATTGGTAGTATTATTGTGTGAATTATTCATATTATTTTGAATATTATTTTGCACATTATTACTATTATTGCTATTACTATTTGTTGATATAATTTGATCATGATTGTTAATTTTTTCTTCCAATATTTTTATTTTTTCTTCATACTCTTCTTGTTTCTGTTCCATTTCCATTTTAAGCTCTTCAAATTTTGTTTTCAAAAATTCATCCATTAATTGTTGTTGTTCTTCTTCTTTTATCTTTTTTATTTTACAATATAATCTTCTATGACGATAATAACTTGTACGATGTATATATTTTTTATTACACAATTCACATACATATTCATTTATATTATCATCTATATCATTATTTATTTTATATAAATTGTAAAATTCTTCGAAATATTTATTATAATTATTTAGAATTTCATTTCGTGGTACATTTAAATATGTAGCAATACACTCTTTCTTATTTCTTAAATGACTGTTTAAATTACTTATGGTATTATTTTTTTTCCCGCAACGAAAACAGTATTTCATAGTATTTTATATATTTATATAAATATATTTTTTTAAATATTTTTTCTATTTCACAATTATTACTATATGGTATAAACTACTTTTATTGTTACATTATTATATGATGTTATTATTATCTTAAAATTAATTGATTTTTCTGTTCAAAAAATGTTCACTTTTGTTCACTATTTTTGAATAGATTGTTCACTAATGTTCACTATTTTGTTCACTTTTCTGTTCAAAATGTTCACTTTGTGTTCACTACACCATAAATTCTATTTTAAATACATTTTATTATCATTATCAATATAATAATTTATTAATATCTTATTTTTATCATAGACCATAATATTATTTTCTATTCATGGTAATTAATTATAAAAAATTAATTATAATTCATTATTATATTATGGTAATATTTATATAGTATTTGTTTAGTTATAAAATTCTGTTCAATTCTATTTCTGATCTTCTGTTTTTGATTAGTTTTTTAAAAAAAAATGCGCGCGCGCAAAAAAATTATAAAAATATTTATAGAATATTTTAAAGTGAAATTTATAAAATCAGGCATAAAAAATCTGAGAAGAATTTTTTTACAAAAAATTTTTTTCCCGCAATTTTACCATTTTTTTAAACATGCGGGATTTTTTGTGTTCAAAAAATAAGAAAAATAAAATGAAATATAACCATTTATCATAAAGTGAAAAATAAAAATGAAATATTGATGTCACTTTCAATCATTAATTTCCTTACTGAGAATAATTTCCCACTGAAACTATCAAAATATATAAAATATTACTATATTTTGATAAT